GCTGGGCAGGTTTTGACCGCTGCACAGATGAACGATTTGCGTGGCGCATTTCGCATTTTACAAGTAGTAACTGCAAGAACCACAACAGCAGTAACCAACTCAACTGGTACTTTTGCCGACACCGGTTTGACTGCAACAATTACACCAAGTTCTACTTCAAGCAAAATTTTAGTTTACGCCCACCATGCAGGCAGTCAAAAAACTGCAGGAAATGTTAATAACTGTCTTAATCTAAAACTTTTCAGAGGTGCAACAGAACTTTCATTTAATAACAGTATTGGCGCACAAAGCGCGGCTGGCGATTTGTTGTTTACTACATCTATTTTGCACATGGATAGTCCAGCAACTACATCAGCAACAACATACAAAACAACTTTTGCTAATTTTGGTTCTGCCGCAAGTGTGACTGTACAAATTGTCCAAATCCCTTCAACTATCGTCCTATTGGAAGTAAGCGCATGACACAAGACAAGCATCAAGAATTATGCAATTCACTTATTGAAGCAGGCTTTGACGGTGGCTGGGTTTTGCAAGGCGAAACGCTTGTTGTGTGGGAACATAAAGAAAACCCACCAAAACCACTAACACGACCAGAGGCGTAATGAAATGGCGCTACCTTATGGGTTACGCGCTGCTCATAGCCGTAGTAATTTGGGGTTGTAGTGGTTGCACCGTTTCAAAAACTAATATTGAATACCAATGCTTTACGAAGGCCGCCTGTGACTAAGACACCAGAACAACACCACGCATCATTGATCGTTTTTGTAGGCCGTCTAATGGCCTTATGTTTTACATTTACTGTGATGGCATTTATATACGGAATTTTATTTGTTGATCAGCCTGTAGAACAGGCCCCCACAGACGCACAACTAATTGATTTGCTGTCCACGTTGCTGGTCTTTTTGACTGGCACATTGTCTGGCCTTGTGGCATCAAACGGCCTCAAATCAAAGGCTGGATCTAGTGCAACCACCGATTAGAAAACTGGTATTGCCAGCCGATCTAATTCATTGCAAACCAGGCGAACTGCCAATGAACCTATTGCGCGACATCAAACCAATGGGCAAATTGCATCATTTGGCAGCGGCTAGTTGGACAGCAATGCGACAGGCCGCGTTTGCGTCAGGCATCAAACAGTTCAAACCCATAAGCGCGGGCGATACCTACAGATCATTAGCCCAACAAAAAGCAGGTTTCCTACAGCGCTACCAATTGGAACCAATTGCTGGTGCATCAACCAGAACGTGGGAAGGGCGCAAATATTATTTGAAGCCAGGAAACGCCCCGCTGGCCGCGCCTGGTTCATCGCGTCACAATTTGGGATTGGCCTGTGACATTGCTGGAACCTCTGACCCCGTCTTGTGGAAATGGTTATGTGAAAACGCTGCAAATTACGGCTGGTCATTAGAGGTAATGCCCGCTGAACCCTGGCATTGGTTCTATTTTGTAGGCGATAAAACCCCGCCAGCGGTAATGCTTGACCCAGCGACACCCGCCCCGTAGGGTGGTCATATACCTGACAGAGGGATAAACAGTTATGGCTGACGCTAAGACCTACACATATGAGGTTTTCACCACCGCATTGGACACAAACCAATTAGTGCTGGTGCAAATTTTCCGTGACCCAGACAGCCAAAAAGTGTTACACGCCCAACTGTCATTCAAAAACGCCATCGGGGACACCTGGGGCGTTCCATACCAATTGGAGAAAAAATGACGTTTACAGCAACCAAAATCGTGGCAGGTGTTATTTCAGCCCTAGCGGGTTTTACGCTTGCCCTATGGCCTCTAAATGACCAATCAGAGCCACCAGCAGACACCATCGCGCTAGCACCGTTCCTAATTGAACCAACCACTACCACGTCCACGGTTTTCTACATAAACCCATCAGCCACCAATTGCCAGCAATTCAGCGCCCTGGCCGTGAACCTGGGTTGGCCTGTAGAGCAGCGCGACAAACTGGAATATGTGATGCAGCGCGAAAGTCGATGCACACCAAACGCCCACAACAAACGCGACACAGTCGGACAGTCATATGGCCTCATGCAGATCAATTCATTTTGGTGTGAAGGCCCGAACAGTTACTTACGAAAAGCAGGTCTGATTACATCATGTGAAAACCTGTTACAGGCACAAACTAATCTCAAAGCAGGTTTGATCATTTGGACTAGGTCGGGGTGGTCACCCTGGCGAACAGCCAAGTGATTGAATATTCATTATTGGAAAATTCCATGACAGAGGAAACACGCAAAATGATCACAGACAAAATTGATTTGCAACTAACGCCAACATCACACGCAATGATGAAACTCATTGATGACATTTGCAGGCCAACACACACACCAAAACCTGTTCGCGATGATTACTTGATCCGCACGTTGAAAGTGATGAAAACAGATTTTGATTTGTCAGGCAACGAAATCTACGCAGAAACATGTTTGCGTTGCATTGAGGAATTAGGCGGGGAACTATAAACATTGCCTAATCGGGCAAAACTAGACAGAAGGAAAACAGAATGGCATTTGATCTATCAAATTACGAAACCGTAGAAACACGGTTGAACCGTTTTTGGGAAACATATCCTGACGGACGCGTTGAAACCACATTGATGAACTATGACGGTGAAAGTTGCATTGTTCGCAGCGTTGTTTGGAAACACCGTGATGATGCACACCCAACAGCCACTGGATATGCACATGAAATCCACACAGATCGCGGGGTCAATATGACATCGTTCATCGAAAATTGTGAAACGTCCAGCCTGGGCAGAGTTTTGAGCAACATGGGGCTATCCAAACAGGGTGCTAGGCCTTCGCGTGAGGAAATGCAAAAGGTTGAACGCCAGGGCGGACAGGTAGCACCTAGCGCGCAAGTACACACACCCTCTGGTGCATTTGCTACACCTAAGCAATTGGGCTACATCAAAAAACTAGCAAAGGACGCAAACATGGACGATTTGCGCCTATTGGAATTTATACAGCGCACCGTCAATCGTGATGATGCTGTGTTGGAATTGTTGAAATCCCATGAGGCCAGCGCGGTGATTGAAGCATTGAAATGAAATGGGAAAACAAATACCCAGAGGAACAACAGGCTGCAACCGTGGCTGAAATGATCGACTATTTGCGTGGTGTGATTGACACATTGCGCGCCGAAAAAGCATTGCTAGAAAAACGATATGAGGCACTAGAAGCCAGCCGTGAAACGTGGCAAAAACTGGCGCAAGCGTGGGAATGGTTAGCAGACAACAAAAGAATTGTGCCCGCTGATGAATGAAAGCGAATTCAAAGACCTGGTGATTGGCGTAGCCAAACGTTATGGCTGGCTCATTCACCATGACCTGCCAGCAATGAACAGGCGCGGCGCATGGGCCACACACATTCAAGGTGATGCAGGTTTCCCTGATCTGCTACTTATTCACCCTACTGGCGCAAAGATTTTGGCTATCGAATTGAAAAGCGAAAAAGGCAAAACCAGCCCATTGCAGAAACGCTGGCTGTTGGCCTTTGAACAGGCTGGTGTGTATTCCGCGGTGTGGAAACCATCAGATATGGAATATGTGCTGTACATGTTGAGCAACCCACATCAATGACTATGGCATTTGACTATCCCGCAGCATTTAGTGAGGGCGCATACTGGGCCAGCATTGTTGCAGACCGTCTAAAATTGCGCGGGGTGCAATGCTGGACACCAGAACCACCAAAAGACCGCACACAGGAATGGATCACACGCCACGAAAAGGATATTTGCCTGCCGTGGACAGATAAACCGTTAGAGGTCAAAGCGCGCACCCATATCTGTGATGAGCAGGGCCAATTGATCTATGACCCACTATTCATTGATACCAAATATGGTTATGACATGAAAGCGGTGAAACCTTTGGCATATGTGATGGTTTGCAAGAAAACCGCCAACATCTGGTGCCTATCCCCACGGGCAACATTTAGCAAATGGGACGTTGAGGGAACATTCGACACCAAACGCAAAATTGACATCACGGTGTACACGGCAGCGGCGGATTTGTTCGTACCGTACACCGATCTAGTAGATTTCCTGATTTCTAAGCAACAATAGGCAAGCATCACAGGCTGTTCCCCGTTTGCAGGGGGTGGGGCGTAAACAGGGGAACCTGGGTAGATGATCGCGCCCTGAAACATGCAACACGAAATGGTTTAGGCAAAGTGATCAGGCAAGGCGTAAACAATCGTCATTGAATGTAAATGGGTACCAGGTTGGGCAATCTGGTGGGTGGGGCAATCACATCTATGCCCTAGCGCAAACAAACAAAATGACATACACAAAACAAACACAACAAACACCAGCCCGTCCAGATGCCCTACTATAAGAAATGACAGCAAGCGCGAAGCGCGCGCTAGCACAAGCCGAAGGCGCGTGAGAAAACATGACAAGACCCAGCACCCCATACGACACGACGGAATACAAACGCAAACGTGCAGCGCTACTAGCAGACAACCCCACCTGCCATTGGTGTGGCAACGAAGCCACAACCGCCGATCATCTAGTGGAGTTAGACCGCGGCGGATCACATGACGAAATGGTGCCCGCCTGCTTACCTTGCAATAGTCGAAGGGGTCAAGCCTACAAACGCAAACGTGACGCAATACAAAACCACCACCGCAACGAAGCATTGAAAGACAAAGGGTTTGCAATAACAAAACCTGAAACGATTTTTTATGGAAACAAACATATGAC